TGCGCAGTTACTTCTGCGGCCAACATGGTTGCGCGCCATGCGTCGTTAGGGATACGAATGTTCTTCAGATCCTTTTCCTGAAGCGTACGATTGAGAATGCCGTTGTCGTAATACATCGTTACGATGGCACTCAGCACGTTGGGGTAGTCTCCAAAAGTTCTCATGATGCTTGCCTCTTATATTGATGTTTCCGTGTTTGCATGTGACCGAAGACGGCGTAGCTCTGTGCCCACACTGGCGCGTGTGGCAGCACTACCTCCACCAGTGCCCTACGAGTTAGGTAGCGGTCTGCAGCGCTCTGCCCAATGCGTCTGAAATACTCACTGGCCTTCATGTTGTTTTCCGATATGGTTTGTTCTTTGCTCCGAACGATGTTTGAGTCGCTCGATGATTCTATCCAGACGTGCGACTCTCTCTGCGCGTACCTGAAACATCAGCCCCGGCGGCTTAGCCAATTGGAATGCAGTCCTCTTTAGGTCCATAGTCTCATGCTCCAGCAGAGCCTGAGCGCGCCACCCTTGCATGAGTTCCAGACGAGTCTGGTTACGGCGTTCGCACATCGTTGGTTCTCAACTCGGTTCACTTGTCGCGCAGGCCGACATTGCCGTTGTGGAACTGGCACAGCGCGCCTGCACTTTGCGGTCTGCAGCGCTCTGCCCAATGCGTTGAAAGTAGTCTTTAGCTTTCATGGAAAAATCCTTTGAGCGCTGCTTTCGCTACCTTGTTTAGTTCGTATATCAGCCCAATCAGCATAGCTGATACAGTTCCCAAAAGAACACAAACTATAATTAGTGCGATTTTCATGACTTGACCACTCGCAGTTTCATACGCTTGGCAAATGCCGGCGCTACCAATGCCCACTTGAATCCGACTCGTGCTATCACTTTGTCCGGATGAAACTTTTCACACATAGTGCGCGCGGCGGCAACCGTGTTATATACCAGCGGGAGCGGTGCTGGTTTAGTACCAATAAGCTCGTCATAACTTTTTGCTGCCTCTTCGCGCTTCTCCGGCGTCATAAAGGAAAACCCTCGTGAACGACGTACTGCGTTATACGCTTCTCGACTGACACGCGACAAGATGCCGGGTTTCCATTCTTTGGTTATGTTAGGCATACGTCCTCCTGAACACTTCGAACAGCTTATCTGCAAACTGCCATGCCAACGACGTGTCGCCGCCCTGGCGGTCACTGCTGTTGTATTTGCCGTTAGTTGCATACTCCAAATGATGGTACCACTCATGGAACACTGTTTTGATGTGGCCGCGCGCGTGCACGTCAATAAAACTGTTGCCCTTGGGCAAGAAACGGCAGCAACCGTTATGCTCCGGCTTTTCGACGGACACCACAGGCCGCTGTACACCATACTCCGCGCTCAGCGCGTTGCATATGCGCTGCGCTTGGTCACGCGTCACCTTATAGTAATACCCTTTGCGCTTTGCGCGTGGGAACATCCTAACAAGGGCCTTGGGACAGCGAATGTCCCATTGTTGAGTTTGGCGCAACATGCTAGGCCTCCTGCGCACAGCGCACACGGTACGTGATGAAGCCACGTGGATTCTTACGCAGTTCCTTGAACTCCTGGACGATGTAGTGCTTAGCTACATCCCAACCAAACTTGCGGCTCAGCTCGCCACGCGCAATGGCAAGGTTGGTGCGGTCGTCTTTGGCGTGTACCTGAATGCTCAGGGTGATGGATTGTGCAATCATGATGTTGGTCCTCGACTAGGATGGTTTGATTACTTAAGGTCTTCGATGTTGAGCATAACGTTGTGCGTCTGTACGCACGTGATTGAAAGCTCATAGCCTTTAGACTTTGAAAAAGCTTTAACAAACTCCTTGTAGACCGCTTTGCACACGCTGGCAGTCTTTAGAGATCGCTCCGCTGTGGCGAAGAAGTGCATGCCGTGCAAGCTAACGTTGATTTCGTAATACATGATGTTGGTCCTTTGGTTAGGATATGGAACTCGATGTTCCGCGAAGCGGTCGGCATTGAACCAATCCGTATGACTTCCGGAGTTTCACTGGCTACCGACCGCTTCGCGGAACACCGGGATACTTTTCCCGATGTTCGCGTTTGCAAGTGTCGTACTGCTTCCCCGCCCCGTGCACTTGCTATGTTGTTACTTTGTAACCGACTACCTGGGACCACATGGTCTACCGCTCGTCGTTTGTCACAGCGTTATAGGCTGCTAGTTACGTTTTACGTTGTTGGTCGGCATGCGCTGCCTGTGGGTGGATGTTTCATCTTTCAGTTGATCGTCCCTTCACCCGCGCACCACCAGTGTTTCTGGCACTGGTGGTGATCCCTGCGCTTTTTTAAAGTCCCCGAGGCGGGACCCAACATGTTGTCAGTATGTTGGTAGTTCGGCTGCGCTGAGGTTTATCGCTTCTCTGCGTGTTGCGCACGGGTGGCACTGCCCGGAGCCCTGCCTGCCAGACCAAGGAGCTACCCTGGCCGCGCCCTAGCGCCCTCCCGGGCACCGTGTCCTTGCGGCGCACACATATAATAAGGTGCACCGCGCACCAGTGCAATAGGCCAGTTTGGGTATTTTGGGCTTACAGATCAAGCACTTGCACCGTAAATCGGTGCACGGGCATGCCGCCCCTGGCACCAGAACGGTACCAGGGGCGCATTTTGGAGGGCTTTGGGGCGCGTTTAGGCGGTGGGCGCTACTGGGGGCGGGGCTGCGCCAGCCACGGCGGCATCCGCCTTGTCGGACTCCGCACCCAAGGCACCAATGGCGTCCTGTACGGTGGCAACCAGTACGGGGTCCGCGCCTTGGGCTGCGGCCAATGCGTCCGCCAGCTTTTGGGCCAAGTCTTTGTTGGTGGCGCTGCTAGAAGCAAGCGCGGCAATCAGCGCTTCTTCGCTTGCAACGCTGCGGTCGATGGCTGCCTTTAGCTGTTCACTTGCTGTGGTCATGTCTCTAATACTCCGTGTTAGATATGAAACTTCTGATGTTAGATTATAGATACAAAGTTTTAGTGAGTAAGCTATGTCACGTAGATCTCTGAATACTTTAAACATCCTCCTATTTCCTTATAACATCCAATGGGATCTTATAAATTTGAGCATACGGTTTCAATGTTGTGTGAGTTATCGTCATTTGATTATCGACTATATTCACATGCACGCACGTGTCCGAATTATCGTGGGCGCTAAGAGCACCATACACGTATAAAGACGTATCGAAGTCTACCTCTATACGCAACCGTTGATCACGTGTCAATATGAGCGGGGCTGGGTTCCACCGACATATTTCGCCCAATGTTCGCACTGTAAAATGCATCAGCAATTTCGAGTCTTTGGATTCAACTCTATATATTTTTACTTGGCCACTGCGCATCCTGGTTTCCATACCAACGGCTTCCATATGGTTTATGACCCAGCACTGAGCATCTGTGACTGGACTGCGCGCAATCTGATCCCGTACGTATCCAACACGTGGAAATAACTCGTTCGCAGTATCTATCAATGTGCGCATTGAACAGTTACTCGCGGTTGATCTTTACGATCTGCTTGGCCAGTGCCAGATGCTCCCGTATGAACGCTTCACGGTCATGCGCTGCAGCCGTTATGAGTTGATGAGTACTCATGCGGCTAGACTTCATCAGTTCGATGGCAAGACGTTCGACGTGCTCGTCATCCGAGATCTTCAACATGGAATTAAATTCAGCGGACTCGTCGACACCACCAGACTCATGCTCGTTACGCAACGCTTGCGCACGTTCCAGTTCTGCATGTTTCGCTTCTGCATTTTCGAATGGGGATAACGGATCTAACAAAGTATTAAGTTGTGGATCTACAAATCCTGGACAGTCGCTCATTTCTTTTGCTCCTCATCTGGCGTATGCCAGCTACGTTGCGTTCCACGCTTGCGATAATCTGGCGCGTTGCGAGTTAACTCTGCGCGTTTGGCCAACAGTTTTTCGTGTTGGACGGCGTCCTCTGGCCGATACGAAACATGCGATTGAAGATGGTACGGTACAATGTCCCCATTGCGCCACATAGTAAATGGGTCATGCTCTGACGTGTCGTTGCTCATACTCTATGAGACTCCCATTCGTGTTCCGATTGAGAATACCCGCAACTTAAACATGGACCTCCCATTATAGTCGGTGGGCGACGATATTCAGCACACGTTTTTCTTGCGATCTGTAGCAACACTTGGCCACAACCTATCAGCCAGTGCGCGCATTTCTTCCTTAATAGCAGCATTTATCTTATCGACGCGCTCATACCCAAGCATGCTGTGATATCCAACACTGATGCTGCTAGATGCAATCACAGCCAGGGCTGCGTACTGTTGCAGCAGAACTGTTCTACGCTCATCGTCGGACACTTTGATATCTCCTAACTCTGTACATGTGCGGACTCCTACGCGGTTGACCGCGTTTGCCTACGCAGGGGCTGTCTTTCGGTGCTTCGCAATGCTGACACGCGCAAGTGTGAAACACTGCTTTACGCCATGCGGTTAGGGTCATTTCCCTTTTCCTCCAAACTTAGTGCTGAACTGCTTGTAATGCTCCGCCCAATCCTTGTTAGTCTTACCGGTCCACTGCTCTGTATCCAACACAGCATACAAAGTGATCTGTGGGCTATCCTGTGATAGGCGAACCTTACGCTTCTGTATACGGGCATCGGTAAGATATCTCGCGAACTTGTTAGTTGTGATGGGCCAGCGAATATCTGGGTGACGCTTCTGGAAAGTGCGCAGCAAGTCTTCGGCTTTACGTAGCTGCCACTCACTTGTCACGCCATTAGCTGTAAACATATCCTTGGGGTCGTTAACCAAATCTTCCACAAAGCTTTCGAAGTGATTCATCGATACGTCGATGACCTGATCCTTATATTCCGTGTTAGGTGCCGCAGCCTTAGGATTGAAGTCTTTCAGATCGATATTCTGTAGATAGTGAAGTACGGCGCCGGCACCTTCCCCACGTATCCATTTATCAAACTCATCGTAAGTGCTTTGCGACAAACGTTCTTCTGGGGCTTCTATGACGAAGAATCGACGGTCGTTCTTTTCCAGTTCCAGCGCATCAGCATGTTGAGATGTAAGATAATAGTTGCAATAGTCCGTTACGCGCACACGAGGCTGATATAGCTCGCGCATCTCAACCTTTTCACGGGTTATCATATCCTTGAGTCGCCCCATTGCTGCGCGACGATCTTTATAACTGGAAAGATAGATTTCGTTGGTAACCACAAACTGACGTCTCGCGGTGTATGAGTTGAACTGGGATTGAAGCGCGTCATTGTCCAGCCGATAAAAGTTGTCTTTACCATAAACAAACTCCATCACAGGATCAACGATGAGTGTTTTACCGACACCTTGTTGCTTACCATGTACGAATACAGAGGATAGAAGCTTGGTGCCTGGGAACTGCACAGGGTATGCCAGCCACTGCAGAAACCACTTGGCGTTTTGTGCCGCACGCATTATGTAGTTAACAAGCTCCAACCATTTAGAGGGCTTTTTCTTAGTGGGCTGAGTGTTGGAAGGGCGCCAGATATTGAGAATGTTGTCTTCGGTCATCTCCGGCTCGCCAGGGATGTACTGTACGTTCACCACGGTGCGTCTATTGGCGTTCTCTCCCCATAGATCGATGGCCAACTTGGTGCGCTTGCCATCTATAACTTCACTCCCCATATGCATGAAGGCCTCTCGCACATGACTAAAGTTACGAAAGAACTTATTACTGATCATGGAGAAATACTTTTCTTCGGCCAGCACATAGCACACTTTCGTATTTAGATCCTGTATGCGTGCGGTGCCTTTGTACTCAGATCTTGGGAGTGTGTTATATCCATCAACGCCGTGGGCAACCAAGTAGTCATCCAAGGCCACTTTGCCATCATTAATAGTTTCAGCGTCTAAGAAAACAAAGTGAATAGAGCCCGGGGCTTTCTTTTGGGAAAGTTCCTGCGCCAGGGCGGACAGAGCCATTCTAACTTGGGCCTTATGCATAACATCGCTGTCATAGCATATTTCCACGGCCCGGTCCTTCCAGTCGATTTCCTGCAACTCTGGGAGCAGATCCCAATCTCGTTTGTCACTCTTGAATGACCACACACCACCGAGAGCGATGCAAGGAATGCCGAGCTTACAGGCAATCGCTGCTTTCTTTTCGCCCTCGGTTATAACAATGGTTTGAGTAGTATCCTTGGCTACGGTGCGCCAGTTAATGTACGGCGGTAGATATACGTGTGGTGCGCTATTGGCCGGCTGGCTATATCTTTGCGCCCCTTCTACACTGGCGAACTTCTTTTTGCCATTTTCCAGGAACCTAACACGTGCATAGGTTATCTGTTTGCCAGCTATATCAAAGTACGGGATCTTGTAACTACTGCGTGCTTCCCCTACAAAATACTCGGTTTCGTCGCGAGTTAGTACCTCCAGCTTCAGTCTTTTGAAGTCACTTTTGTCCAGTCCGGAACGCTCAAGATCTGCTTGCGCTGCTGCTAACAGCGCAGCCTCATCATTCTTAGGCATCAAAAAAGCCCCCACAAGTGAACCGACTGACGACGTCCCTAGATCCAGCTACGGATACCCAGGCAAACGAACGCCATGTCGAGCGACAGGCGAGTGTGGTGATACACAGCCGCCAGTCGGCTCACTCGTGAGGGCTCGGTGTGTTGGTCACGTGCGATTGCAACCAACATAACAAACTCTCGCCGCGTTCCACGTGTGGTGTTTGCATCCCAACACTCGTAACAGCGCAACACTTGGAACCTGAACACGCTGCTGCTTGGGCTGGCCCTGCCTGCCCTGGCTGGGCTGGCTTGGCCACTTGGGTACCGTAGCTTGCTGCGCATTATGCCACAGCCTAGCTTCCATTGCAAACCAACACCAAAACCAACACCAAAACCAACACCCCTTCACCCCGGCTTAAGACTTCAGGTATATATGAGCTAGATCTCGCATAAGGGGCGTGCCTCCGTGTGTATGTAGGCGCACATGTGTATTAAAGGGTTTAACGGCGCATTAGCGCATGGGCGCATTCCAGGAGATTTAAGGATTATTTTATGCGCCTATATGCTGCGGAAATCGGCGCATTTTGTTGATTTGTAGGCTATCTGCTACAGGTTTTAATTTGGAAAAAGAGATGAGCGCATTGGCGCATTGGCGCATAAAAAACCTATGCGCCAATTGGCGCATGCCCTGGGCGCATAAATTTTGGTACTGTATTCATTTACAGTAGTGGTGCTAACATAACTCGTTATGTTGGTGTGAAGATTCTTTGATAGATAGAATCCGTAGAGGCGAAAAACTCCATACTTATATCATTATGGCGTGCCTACAAGCTGGATACTGTGGGGGGTCAAATCATGACAAAGTTTCAATATCCGAGTTTGATTCGTGGTGTATGGAGATGGGCTGAGACCAACATAACGAGTACTAAGGAAATGCATGCGGTTGCTCCGTGTATAGAGGGTAAGTGTGAAGGACACCGCACTCAATTGCGAGCTGTTCTACACCATGCTTCTGACTTCTGTGCCAAGGCCGAACTAACTTACATCGATAAGCCAGATGAGAAACAGAAGTGCATAGGCTGTGGAGCATGGACCATTCATAGGGTTGCGTTTCACGGTTGTCCGTTCGATGATTTCCTGGTTGTTTGTTCAGAGTGTGAGCCTCGCGGGCTATTGCGCAGAAATCACTATTCGCGTCGAGCACTGAGTGAATGGTATAGAGGAGAGCGCTTGTTGCCCGCATTGCCCATCAGTGAGCCAGAATTAGCAACGGAGTTTAGAGTACATGCCCAAGTTCCATAAGAAGGGCCAACGAACCCCGAGCAAAAACTACACAGGAGTAAAGGCAAAGAATAACGGTACGCGCAAAGGTCCACGTAACACACTGCCCAAAGCCGCACGTAAAGCCCCTCACACGTCAGGATTTGAAATAGAGCGTGGACCGGGTCGCCCGCCATACGAACCAACGAAGGGGGATAGAGACTTTGTTCGTAAGCTCGTTGCATATGGAATGACAGTTGATCAGATCTGTAGTCTAATAGAGTCTAGATACGGTAACTCTATCAAGCCGGAAACATTACGTAAGTATTTCGCAATGGAATTGCACATCGGTACTGAATTATATGTGACGTGGTGCGCGGATAAACTGACTGAGCATATAAAGCGTGGCAATATATCTGCCACTATATTCGCATTGAAGACTCGTGGTCGTTGGGCATCCCAGGTTAATCTAGCCGATCCTAATGGTAATCCCATCCAGGCGCCCAACGTCATAGTAGCGTTTGGTACGGAAGATGATGACTCAGAAGACATAGGCAAACTGCTGGAGCAACACTGACTGTGAGTACAGAGGATGTACAATGGGCTCCACGCGCTACTGCGCCCACAGTAGTTCGTTTTCCGCCGAAGCTGAAGTATCTATTTAAGCCCAAGCGCTACAAGGGCGCATATGGAGGAAGAGGTAGCGCCAAGAGTTGGAACTTTGCTCGTGCTTTGATCATTAAGATGATCCAACTCGTTGGTCGTCCTAAGTCAGAGCAGATCCGTGTGTTATGTTGCCGTGAGTTTCAGAACTCCATTAAAGAGTCAGTTCATCATCTGTTAGAGTCGCAGATAGAGCTGATGGGGTTTCGTTCGTACTTTGACATAACAGACAGATCTATTAAGACGCTTTGGGGAAGCGAGTTTGTTTTCGAGGGACTGCATAACAATGTAACGAAGATCAAGTCCATGGAGGGCATCGATATAGCTTGGGTTGAAGAAGCAGAAAAGGTCAGCGACCGTAGCTGGGAAGTGCTGATACCAACACTGCGTAAGCCAGGGTCTGAAATATGGATAACGTTCAATCCCGATGCTGAAGACGATCCAACCTACAAGCGCTTCGTTAAGAACATCAAGGAGTTAGGTGATGACGCCCACATCATTAAGATGTCCTGGCGTGACAATCCCTGGTTCCCCGAAGAGCTACGCAAGGAAAAGGACTACTTGGCGCGTGTAGACGCCGCTGCTTATGAGCATGTTTGGGAAGGCGAGTGCCGTACTAACTCTGACTCACAGATAATGCGAGGCAAGTATGTCATCGAAGCTTTCGATCCTGCAGCAGATTGGGATGGCCCATATCAGGGAGCAGACTGGGGATTCGCTAAGGATCCAACCACCCTCGTTCGATGTTGGATATATGGGACCCGACTGTATATCGAGTACGAAGCATACGCAGTCGGATGCGATATCGACAAGACTACTGATCTGTTCGATAATGCTATGCCCAATAGCCGTAAGTATCGCACTCGTGCTGACAGCGCACGCCCCGAAACCATCTCCTATATGCAGAGACACGGTTACCCTGAGATCGTGGCCGTCGAAAAGTGGGATGGCAGCGTCGAAGATGGAATCGCATTCTTACGACAGTTTGAACAGATCGTCATACATCCTCGGTGCATCCACGCGGCCGAGGAAGCCAGACTGTACAGTTTCAAGATAGACAAATTAACAGGAGATGTCAAGGCCGAAGTAGAAGACAAACATAACCACATCTGGGATGCGATGCGTTACGCGCTCGCACCGATGATAAAACAAGCTGGAAGCGGATTACTCGCATTCCTGGCCAACAAGAAGAAAGAACGCGAAGAAGAACAAGCTCGCTTGGCTGCCATACCCAACAAGGTGGGCAGTACGACTATTCATACGCAAAAACAAACAGGCATATCGCAGCCTGCTATATTCCAAATGCTACGCCCGTCAAACGGGAAGGGTCAAAAACAGTGAAGTATATAATATCCATGTTACTCACAGCAGTGGCTGTTGGTTTCGTAATGGGAAAATGCGCTGCCGCAGAAGTTCCCATCGAACTCAACGCCCCGAAGGTCGAAGGTCATCCGGTGACCAGTGTTGTCGTCACACAATGCAACATGATTGTCGTTGTATATATGACGATGGCGGATGGTCGCTTGTTGCGCTTCGATAAGTCAAACAAGATAGCATCAGATCAGTTGATGCTGATGGCGTACAGTGCAGTACGCAGTGAGCGAGTGGAAGTGTCATGTAACGAAAAGGGAGGCGTGGGCTACGAGCGCCACGACCCCGTATGAAACTGCCACTCGGTAAAAAGAAAGCACGAGCTGAATTGCGTCGACGTCGCACGTTGAAGCGCCAGCTCGCTAAGTTGTTGGGTCACAAGCGTCTGGTTCGACCACGGCGTAAGCTGCCATTGGGCAATGTTCCATTTCCTATTTCATTCGTAGGGGTCTAAAACATCATGGGTACAGTTCGTTTGATTTCGCCTGCAGTTCAGATTTCTGGTGTCAAGCACGAGGGCACGGGCAAGACGTATAACGATGCGCCGGGCACCGCAGTTGATTACGAAGAGCACATTGCACAGCGTCTGGAAGCCAACGGCTACACGCGCGTAGCAATCAGTGGTACGACGGCGCAGCGGCCTGCCAACACTGCGCCCCCTGGCAATGTGTACAAGGGCCAGTTCTATTACGACACCACACTCACCAAGCTGATTGTGTATGACGGCAAGTTGTGGCGTGATCCGGTCAACGGCAACAGTGTATGAACGCTTTCCTAACATGGTTCAAGAACAGTTGGATCGGGAGGTTGTTTGGCAATGACAAGAAAGTCATTCCTATTATCGTTGCTTTTGTGCTTCTGTTCGTTATCTTTGGTGTTAGGTGCTCTCATGCTGGAGAGCTACATCTGGAGACTGGCGCACAGCTTGTCACCGGACGCGGTCCGTATATTGGGCTGTACTATACCTGGACTGATCCTAGTCTTGCTCATGTTGGTTTCCAAGTTGGTACTTACATGTTCGGACGAACTGACAAGACGGAAAACAACTGGTCTCCATTCGGACAGATCATTGTTGGTCGCGGCCCGTTCAGTGCCGGGTTGGGATTTGCGTATCTACAGAACACTGACGCCCTGGACGGATCGCATCTCAATTATACCCTTTCGCTACGAGCTAGAACACCGTGGGACAGGGGAGCTATATCGATTCGACACGTTAGCAACGCTGGCACAACAGCTAGCAATGTGGGACGTAATACACTTGCTATCGACTGGAGGTTGCAATGAATCAGCTCAGGCGAATACAACGAGCCGTCAACTGGAAAGCGATGGGTTGGGTACCATATCAGCCTGACAATCTACCGTTTGAAGGACAGACAGTGGAAGTCTGTCTTCCAAACAAGCGAGTGTTGGTGGCCGTGTACGATCCAAAGTGGGAACACGGATTCCACGTTAACAACGAGGCTGTACCCAATAGACCGACGATGTGGCGTCCTATCCCAGAGTATCGTGCCAAGGCAGACAAGACGTACGTGCGTCCAGTAGAGTTCGTTGTATGACGGATACTCCACAGCGCAGTACGTGCCCAACATGCAAGCAAGTATTCACCGGGGAAGCATCGCCAAGGACGGCGTCGGAGAATGCGTATGTACAACTGTTGGAGCACTTTAAGACAGTGCATGCAAACACCGGGCATACCTGTGGACGCCGCGTTGAAGGTTTTGCATTCAGGAATGATCCTCCTGCTTCTGATTTCTGGCGGCATACTGACAGCACTTGTAGTTATTGCGGGAGTTTGTCGCCTGCCGAATTCTTCAAGCGCGTCGACAAAGGAGAAGAAGTAACACCAACAGACAAACCATACAAAGTGTATGTTGGTCCAGACAACAGCAAGTTCTATTTCCAACATCTGTCTGACGATGGCAAACAACTGTTCATCGAGTACTTGAACCAACAAAAGTTCAAGCTCGCGCACCCAGGCTATTTTTACGTACGACCATACTTCGTAACTTTACAAATCAAAGACCGACAACAGAGAGACTTAGTATAATGAACACCATGCAAGACCAACCCGCACCTACGCCCGATCTGACACCAGAACAGCTCGCACAGCTGGTTCAGCAGGCTGCCGACGCAGTGACTCAGCAAATGCGTCTGGCTGCACGCACTCGTCAGATCAACAATACGACGCGCATCGACAAGATACAACAGGATCAGCTCGCGCTGGTTACACTGATGCATCTGCATATCGATGCGCTTACCAAGTTGTTGGTGGCCAAGGGATTGCTGAGTTTTGACGATGTAAACAGAGCGTTGGTTGCAGAGTTTGCAAGTCATGCTAACGAACTTAGCGGGAAACCGCAACTTGTGGTACCACGGCACTGAGTACAGTGCTGCATTTGTTTAACTAACGACGGGGTCCTTTCATCATGATGATTTACAACGTACAACGTCAGAACATCGCGCTGTCGACCACAGCCGACTTTATGACGATCATTTCAGGTGCGACTCGGTCGTTCCTGATTCTCGAGATCGACGCGGAAGGCGATGGCACAAGCTCGTTGTACAACGAGTTCGGTATCTATCGTGTTGGTACAGCGGGCACGACCGGTGGCGGTGCAATCACGCCAGTAGCGATCGACTCACCAAACATGACGGGTACGACACCCGCTATCGCATTCAGCGGTGTCGTAGATACTACGTGGACAACGCAGCCAACACTCGGTTCGTTGATCCATCAATGCCCGATCAACAACAACGGTCAGCGTTACTTCTGGCGCGCGAACCCGAACCTGTCCAACGCTATCGTTTGCCCTGGCGGAGCCAACGCTGCGGGAACGATCAGTGTTCGGTCTATCACAGGAACGGGCAACACATCGATTCGTCTGCAGATCGCAGAGCTGTAATCGCAACGTGTTGGTCTACGGCGTGGAGGCTTCGGCCTCCGCGCTGTTTTGTTAGGAGTGGCGTGGTGCGATGACATCCTCCATACGACAAACAGCTACGTTTGATCCAACACCTAGTAATATCGGTGGGATAGCCGGTACACCGTCGCATTTTCCATGCGCGTTTCCACTTGCAACGCTCGCTGGAAGTACGATCGTTGTGCTGGCGTGCATAGCCAATCAGGTTGGTAACACTGTTACAGGAGTTTCAGATTCCAACGCTCTTGGAACGCCGTATACATCCGTAAAACATTTGTCTTCGGGTGTTGGCGGGCTGGATACAGGGCTATACTGTAAACAAAATGCGGCTTCTATTCCTGCAGGAGATTACGGTACGTCCACTGGAGGCAGCAGTACTACATTAGTGGATAGTTCAAAAAGCTGGACCACCAACCAATGGGTCGGTGCGACGTTCATAAACAATAGTAATGGGGCTACGAGCACAGTTACATCTAACACCGCGACAACGCTGACGTTCGGTTCCACCATAGCATCATCCTCTGGACAGGTGTACACAGTTGGTGGATACGTAGATGTGCAGGTCAGTAATTTCGATGACTATAACGCCATTCGTATGCAGGAAGTCACCGGAGTATCTGCATCTTCGTTAGTTGGTAGTGCCGCAGCGATACAGAGTTCACTGGCTCCAGGCACTAACAATATTCAAACAGGGACGGATACGCTTGGTACGAACCCGGTGATTATCATCAGTTTCGGTATTAATGACAACGATTCAGGCAGTGGAACGTTCAATCCGTTGGCTGACACGTCTGCAACCGATGACGGTACGGGATGGTTGTGGGATCTGTCCTCGCCTATAATGCGTCAGCAACATCAGAATTTGTCTAATCCTGGTACACGCGGCGCGCAATTCAGTGCGCAGACTACACCTAACGATCATTATCAGTCGTTTATGATTGCACTGTTAGATTCGACTGGCGGCGGTGGCGGAAGCACACAGTACAGTATGGGCTCGGACTTGTGGATGTAGCATGCACATAATAACGTACAGCGGTGGGCGCGGGCGTACGAGTGGGGTTGCGCCAGGAATACCGAGTAATCTGCAGATGGTGTTGCAGGGTGAAGATAGTGCGGGTGCTAATCAAGGCAATGCGCCAACTCCCCAGAACCCCAATCGCACAGACATCTCCTGGACTGCTCCGGCACTAACATCGTTTGCCATCGATCACTATGAAGTATGGCGCAACAGTGCGTTATATGCGACGACCCCAGATGCTACTCCGTTCTACAGTGATACTGCTGCGACTAACTGCGTTAGCGGTACGGCAGGCAGCGGACCCATATTCTATAACAATACGAAGTATCTGTATCAAGTCAAAGCTGTAGATGTACAAGGCAATAAGAGCGGATTGTCCGGTTCACAGTCATTCACTGTGTACAAGAATGGCACGTTTAACTGGAGTGGGGACTATTCGTTTGCTGGGTTGATAGTTAACTACAACGATACGAACGGTGCTCCGCAGGGCGGTACAGCGGATATATCCTGCACGGGGTCAGGCACAGCATTCCCAGGTTTCCAGCCGCACGCAGGTAAGTTGACCACTGAATGGAACATGGGGATTCAGGCGTTCAACTATTTACAGCTAGATGTTAAACCAACGCGCACTGGACAGACGTGGCAGCTTGGAAGCTTGCGTGTGGGCGATGTTAATATACAGGCGCAGGGTGGAGGTCAGCTCGTTGTACAGATGAGCAGCTATAACACTCCTAGTAATGGTGTATGGTCAACGTACAAGATTCCACTGGTAGATATACTGACTGACTGGACAAGCGGTTCACCAGCGGTGCAGACAGCATTCTACAAATTCTTTCTGCAGGACACTACAGGAGATACATCGCCGATATGGTACGTAGATAACATACTCTTCCTGCCGTAGGATATTAAGATGGAAGAATGCTGTGAATTAGATGATTGGTTGCTGTGTGCCACACAGAGCGCACCAGTTAGACCGACGCATGTACGAATCGTATTATCATCGCGCGTAGGCGCTAGCATGTTTGTAGAAGCTGCAGAATACATTCGCAGTATTCTACTCAACACTGTGCAACCTAACGCTCCGCCGGTGTTGACATGACTCTTGCACTTGGCGTAAATGCGAAAGGCCACATCGCTGGTAATAATGTTACTGTCACAACGAATGCGGTAACTACTCAAACATCCGGCTCAGGTTTCGTCCTACTGTTTATATCCAAGGGCGGTGCGCCCTCTGGTGTATCAGACAGCAAAGGCAACACGTGGACCCAACTTGGGTCAACGGTAAACTATAGTTTCAGTAGCCTGTGGGCATCTGTTTGGTATTGTCTAAACGGAGCTGGCGGTAGCAGCCATACATTCACAGGCACGCAACCAGGATTTGCTGACGCGTCGATCTTCGCACAGGAGATAACGACCTCAGGTCTTGGACTGGCGATAGACAACAGTGGATCTATCGTTACAGACAGTGCTTCACCATTCACTAACACGATAACGACTGTAGCTGCAGCCACGGCAATATTAGCGCTACTGGCAGGTGAATCTTCATCGAATCCTGCTACGCACGCAGTAAGTGGTGGATCGTTCGCTATTAAGGCCGACGTTAATGATGGTTCTGCCTCCAATTTTGCTACTGGTTGTATAGCCGCAGAAGTTGTATCTTCCGTACAAACTAGCCTCACGGCGTCTTTTACTGAATCCGGTAATACGTCTGAAGGTGTAGTCGGTATCGTTAGCTTTAGTGAAGCAGGCACTGGCGCAGCGCCAATGACGCCTGAAGATCCGTGGCAGTTCGAAGACAGTATCGAAGACTTTGAATGGCTGACACTTAACGAGCCTATCGGCGCTAGCGTCGTTGGGTCGTCAGCATTCCCTGTCGACGACCCGTGGCAAGTTGAAAACGATATAGAGGACTATGACTGGCCAACTCTGGATCCAGGCACAGTTGTAGCCAACGTAGCAGTCAGTCCACGGCAGTCAGTATCTGATGAGTGGGATTTCTTCGATCCTGAAATCGAAGTATTGTTTATCCCTAATTCGTACATACAATCGGACAGCATCGTTCCTATACAGGAGGATGCATGGCCACATGATGATTTTGCCGAGGACCAGTGGGAATCGTTTGCCGATGAGTACGCAGGCATTCGTTATGCTGTGCCCCCGGTCGCACAGATATACAACGAGTCAGGTCTTGAGTTTATCAACGATGATGAATTTGAAGACTTCTTCGCTGACCACTTTAGTAATGGTGATTCAGAACTAAATCCCAGCGATGAATGGTTAGAAGAGTTTGTAGACGACGAATGGTGGCCAGATGATGCACGCATCGGCGCTAGCAATGCGCAACAGCCGTACAGCGTGCAAGATGATGTTGCATTCGATGAATCTATTGAAGACGATTGGATAATCGACGAAGTCGTTGGACCCAATGGTCCATTACCAACCACGTTGGAAGATCCATGGGCGCACGATGACTATGCTGAAGACGAATGGTGGGTAGATGAAAACATTGGCGGCAATGCCATTATCGCGCAGCCGTACGAAGACACACTGTTCGATGCAGATGACTACATCGATGATGAATGGTACGTACTCGATACCTTCATCAACGAAAATCAGCCGCAGCCCGCAGACGATGCATGGCCCCACGATGATAGCGTAGAAGATGATTGGCCAGACGATACTAACATTGGGCCCGATGCTACTCCTGCATCTCAGTACGTTGACGATGCGTGGCCACATGATGACTATGCAGAAGACGAATGGTACGACGACAACACGTTGTCCACGGGTTTCCAATCATATGTCAGTGAAGATGCGTGGCAGCCTGACGACTTTGCAGAAGACGATTGGTGGACTGATGATACAAGTATCGGTTCATCTGCTATACAACTTGTCAGTGTAATAGAAGACGGTTGGACCTGGGACGATGATACCAGTGATGATTGGGATGTTGGTCTTGATGAAATACAGCAGCCCACAGTGTTCGTACCGTTGTCCGCGTACATTGAAGACGCATGGTCGCATGATGACTTTGCAGAAGACGATTGGTGGACTGACGAAGTAATAGCGCCCAGCGTATTTCAAGGACTAACTCCTGAAGACGCATGGCCACACGATGATTGGATAGACGACGAATGGTTTGTCGAAGACAACATTGTCAGTGCGCCAGTAATTGCCGATGATGCTTGGTCGTGGGATGAAGACGTAAATGATGACTGGCTGGTCGATGACAACATTGGCGATAGCGTGTTGGTTTATAGTCAACAGTTCGATGACTTCGCACTGTTTGACGAAGGCGTTGATGATGAGTTCATAGACGACACGCCTATAACGACTCCGCCTGCGCCACTGGTTACAGTGTTAGAAGATGCGTGGGCGCACGACGATGATGTTGGCGATGATTGGGAATGGTGGTTGGATGCGCCTGTTACGGCTCTACCTTTACCATCAGTCATTGAAGATCCAACAGATTGGTACGAAGACTGCGAAGATGATTGGCAGTGGTGGCTAGACGCCCAGTTGGGCGCAAGCATTCCACCTAGCCCGATACAACACTTTGGCGATGACGCGAGTTATCTTGAGGAATGGCTGCAGATCGATGATGACTGTGATTGGTACAATATTAACAACCTGATAATCGATGCGGCCAAGTCCGTCATATGTATTCTGCAGGCGCAGGACAAGGTTAAGATACTACAGGATCAGAGCGGCGATAGCATACGAATCATAGGTGGAAACTAACATGGCGTGCACTGGTAATACAAACGTTCCGCAGGCAGAACAAAGTGTCAATGACGGCAGTGAATGCTATGCGGATATAACGTTCAACGATGCAGATGGTAATCCGTACATCCCAAGCGCACTGCAGTATCGTATTGATGATCTGACTAACAATGTGCCGGTGTTGGCATGGACACCACTTACGCCTGCGCAGGAAGTACGAGTGACTATAACCAGCGCACAGAATGTTATGAACAGTCTTAGTCGTCTACGTGAACGAAGACAAGTGTTGTTTCAAGTTAGCATCCCAGGTGGAAGCACTCGTTACGACGATACAACTTACTCCTTAGTTCGGCGTGTTGGGACGCCGTAGGAAATAACATGGCAGCTAAAGATCTCAATAGCAACCTGTCGTGGTTTAAGCGAATGACGCAGGTAATGAACTACGGTTTCGGTACTAGCAGTGGGTGGTTTTCGCCACAGACGCCAATCGCTGGACAAGCCCCGCAGACAGCAGGCCGCGCGTTCGATTATCGTCCTGGCTTCAATATCGATATTCGCCCTAAGCGCGAAAGCGGTATTAGTTTTGAAGAGCTGCGCAGGTTAGCCGACGGGTATGACCTGTTGAAGTTGGTTATTGAAACGCGCAAAGATCAGATTGCAGCGTTCGATTGGGCTATCGTTGCAACCGAAGAATCGACGGAAAAGAAGGTTCCGGAAAAAGAATTGGAAGCCAAGATAGATCAGGCACGAGCATTCTTTAAGATGCCTGATGGCCGATTAACTTGGCATACATGGTTGCGTAAAGTATTGGATGATAATTTCGTATTGGATGCCAACGTATTCTGGCCGGTGTACAAAGGAAGTACGTTACAACGATTAGAGTCTGTGGACCCTGCTACGATTATGAAGTTTATTGATGAGTCGGGTCGAACACCTGAACCGCCATTGCCTGCGTATCGACAGATACTGCACGGTGTGCCGACATCGGACTATAAGAAAGATGAGCTGATGTACTTCATGCGTAATCCGCGCAGTAACACGGTGTACGGCAACAGTCCTGTAGAACAGGTGTTGATGACTGTTAACATCGGACTGCGGCGTGAAATCAGCCAACTACAGTTCTTCACACAAGGTAATATTCCGGAAGCTATAGCTGGCGTGCCTGATACATGGACTCCTGAACAAATTGCCTCGTTTCAATCGGGGTGGAATGCGATGTTTGAGGGCGATACTGGCGCACGTAGACAGATGATGTTTGTGCCTAACGACGCCAGTAAAATATTGCAGCTGAAAGATTCGGAAGCGCTATTAAAAAGTGAGTTTGACGAATGGTTGATTCGTATCATTTGCTACGCTTTTAGTGTTAGTCCAACACCTTTCGTTAAACAGGTCAATCGTGCTACAGCTGAAACAGCACAGACCGCCGCGCGCGAGGAAGGCTTGCAACCACTGCTCGACTATCTAAAGGACATGTTTGATCAGATCATCAAACAGTGTCTAAAATTGGACGGTGTTGAGTTCATGTGGAACATGGACGAAGAGCAAGATGCAGCTCAGCAACAGGTTATCGATGTTGGATATGTAGAGCATGGTGTTTGGAGCATTGACGACGTACGTGATCGCATGGGAATGGAGAAGCTTGGCGTTCCTCCGATGATATGGACAGCTAAAGGCCCGATCCCTGTGGAGAAGTTCGTTAGTGGTGAAGCATTTGAAATGATGAATCCAACACCACCTGATCCTATGAGCGTGGATAAACCCGGTGGGCCGCCAAAACCTGGACAACCGAAAAAGCCAGGGCAGAAACCAACTCTTGGTAAGCCCAACGGTGGCAAAGGAGGTGGGAGCGCGCGTTCCCAGAAATTTCGCAAAGCAGCGTGGTACGGAAACCCCACTGGCAAGACGTATCGCTCCTCACGTCAATACATTACAGCGAAGCGTGTTGGGCACACTGCAGAAGATAGGTCTACAGATCAGTAAGCATGTCGAGCACGGTGCAACACTTGGAAAAGCTAAGCGCAAGAAAAGTATTGTCGACGAAGCTGTGGACTCTGCTGATTGGACTGACGTCGACGATGCAGTTGCTGATGATCTAACACGACAGTTTGAAGATGCGGCACGTGTGGAGTGGGATGCAAGTGGCGCGAACATATCGTTCGATATATTCAGTAAAGACGCGCGAGACTACGCCGAAGAGCGCGGGGCGGAGTTGGTCACTGACATTTCGGATAGTACACGCGACATGCTACGCAGTTCGCTTGCACAGGCGATCGAGGACGGTCAAACGAATGCGGAGTTTGCGAAAACTCTCATGGATAGCTATGCATTCTCTGAAGAACGAGCAGCTACGATTGCGCGTACGGAACTTGCATTTGCGGACGTCGCGGGCCACACCAAGGCGAGTCGTGAAGCCGGAGCCGTTGGAAAGCGTTGGTTGCTAAGCGACGATCATAACTTCGATGATGAGTGTAACGAAAACGCCGATGAAGATGTTATACCATTTGATGACGCTTGGTCCAGCGGGGATGTGTGGCCTCCTAGCCATCCTAACTGTCAATGCGATTTCGAAGCCGTGTATGCTGACGATCCCGACGCCGAAGATCTGTTGGATGACATGTCGGATGACGAAAGTGATGAGGAGGCAGAAGCCAGCAAGGTGGCTAAAGCGCAGGTCGATGCGCCAGCACACGAGGCAGCAACGTCCAGCCTTAACTTACGAAACCAACCGAGCCCGGCGCAACTGAGTGCTGGCAACTACAGGATGGGACACATCAATGTTAGCGGACTTGATATTACCATCGAAAACCCTGCCCAGTCCGTTCGTCGTGGAGTCGCCCCTGATGGTACACCCTGGATTAGCCAACTTACTCACCACTACGGATATATCCGACGAACCGAGGGTGCCGACGGCGATCACGTTGATTGTCTCGTGTGTGTTGGCATGGACGATGGCTATGGCGGCCCCGTATGGGTTGTGGATCAATATATCGATGGCAAGTTCGATGAACATAAGTGTTTGGTTGGTTGGCCCGACGAAATTCGTGCACGTAGTGCGTACTTGGAACAGTATCAACCTGGATGGAAAGGGCTAGGCAACATAACACGTATGACCATGGAACAGTTTAAAGAGTGGTTACGCAATGGCGATACTACGCGGCCTGCGAAACCGCAGATGGGTAACGAATCAACTTAGTATAATATCAGGTATCAAGTTATGAGTAACGCCAACGTATTCGTGCCTATTACTAAAGTCGACGAGGAAAAACGCCTCGTCTACGGGCGTATTGCGCACGAAGTAGTAGATCACGCCGACGAAGTGTTTGATTACAACAGCAGTAAAGCCAACTTCCAGCGATGGTCTTCACAGATCATGGCGGATAGTGGTGGCAAGTCTCTAGGCAATGTGCGCGGCATGCACAGCAACATTGCAGCAGGTAAGCTCACGGACATGAGATTTACCGATGCAGAGAAAGCCATCGATGTCACTGCTAAGGTGGTCGACAATAACGAATGGGACAAAGTGCTGGAGGGAGTATACACAGGGTTCAGCATGGGCGGAACCTACCAGCGTAAGTGGCCTGATGTTATGTCTGGCAAAAACGTAACTCGTTATACTGCCGACCCCAGTGAAGTTAGTCTGGTAGATAGACCCTGCATCCCAACAGCCAAGTTCTTCGATATACAAAAGAAGGACGGAACTGTTGTGCCGAAAATGTTTAAGTCGGCAGCGACAGAGGTTGCAATGCTGGCTGGTGCCGTACACGAAGTTGTAAAGGAATTTCTGCAACCAACATCCGCCACCAGTGGCATCAACGCTTATGATCAGGAGGGGGCTAAGAAGCCCAAGAAGACCAAGATGGATGAACCAACAGACGAAGACGTGCACAAAGCCGTCGTAACGATTTTAGAGAAACGAGGTGCTCGCAACAGTGCTTCGGATCTCGCAATGCTTCAGTCCGTACATGATACGGTCTGTAAGTTAGGTGCTGCCTGCTCGTCAATGCAGAAAGACGAGGTTAGCGGGCAGGTGGACAAAGCTAACGAGGTAACCAACATGGCTGATGAAGAGGTTAAGAAAGACGCCATTCAGAGCGAAGGCTCCAAGCGTGGCGCAACTGTAACCAACGGAACGGCTGGAGCCGGACCAGAATCCAGCAACGCTGCACAAGGAGAGCCTCCAGCGGGTGGCCACGGTGCAGATCGTGGTATCAATGGTAAGAAGAAAAAGTCAGACGATGAGGATGACGATATGTCGGACGACGACAAAAAGGAAGCTGCAAAAATGTGGAAGGCTGCTAAAGCTAAGGAAGCTGAAGATGCACAGACCGCACAGGAGTCGCGCATCGCCAAGTCAGTGACAGACAACGTGTTGGCCGCACTAACTGCCGCAGGAGTGCTTACCAAAGCAGTGGAGACCGGTGTTACGAAGGCGACGGACAACGATGGTAAAAAGCCTGCACTGTTTGCCGTTGGTAAGGACGGCACTGCAGCGAAGGCCGACGGTCTCGGTGAGGGCGAAACCAAGCTCACCAAGGTGGCCGCATCGACGCTTCCTGGTGAAAAGACGAGTGACGATACCAACGCGGCAACGCTCATCAAGGCTGCGTACGCTAAACCAATGACCCACGACCAGCTGTTCGGTCGTCGTTAATCAATCACGTACTAGCGGGGTTTAAAGATCAACATGGATACTAACGAACTGATGGCGCTGGTGCGCGCAGAACTGGCTAAAGCCAATTACACCGGCTTCACTATGCCAGCGAACGCGACGACTGGCATCAATTACTACGATTTGGAAATCGGCGCCAAATCGCTGTTTCCGGTCATTACACCGTTGCGGAATCGCATCCCACGTGTTGGTGCACCGGGAGGCACACAGGCCAACTGGCGTGCGATCACCGGCATCAACGTCAACAACATTGTCGCTGGTGTTTCGGACGGTAACCGTTCCGCGGTTGTAACGACCAGCACTCAGGACTACACAGCAGCGTACAAACAGATTGGTCTTGAGGACTTCGTCACGTTCGGTGCGGATCTTGCCGCGCGTTCGTTCGATGACGTCAAGGCAATCAGTGCGCGTAATCTGCTGTATGCACTGATGATCGAAGAGGAGAAGATGATCCTCGGCGGCGATAATTCGCTGGCTCTTGGTACCACTGGTACGCCGTCACTGGCTGCCAGCACCTCGGGAGGTTCGCTGGCAACGGCCACGTACAGCGTTATCTGCGTTGCACTGACGTTCGACGGGTTCCGTACTGGTAGTGTGGCTGGCGGCATTCAAGCCGCTGTGTCACGTACTAACAGCGATGGAAGCACGGACAACTACGGTGGTGGGTCCGCACAGAAGTCCGCCAACGCAACAGTCGCCGTCACGGGCCCGACAGGCAGCATCGGTGCAACTGTTGCATTGAAGACTGGAGCCGTGGCTTATGCATGGTTCTGGGGCGCAGCCGGAGCGGAAGTACTGGGAGCGATCACAACGATCAACAGTGTTTCCATCACTGCAACGGCGACTGGCACGCAAACTGCGGCGTCACTGCCCGCCAGCGACAACAGTGTCAACAGTCTGGAGTTCGATGGTCTTCTGACCATGAATGCCAACAGTGCATATGGTGGATACTATGTGCAGCAAGCCACGGGAACGGCTGGCACTGGTACCCCGTTGACGAGTGACACGGAAGGCGGCATCGTCGAAATCGACACCGCGCTGAAATACTTCTGGGATGTTTACAAGTTGTCGCCCACGGACATCTTCGTTAGCTCGCAGGAACAACAGAACATCTACAAGAAGATTCTCACGTCTACGAGCGCCAATGCACAGCGTTTTGTTTACAACGTGGAACAGGGTATGTTGGCCGGTGGCGCAATGGTGCGCAGCTACCTCAACAAGTTCAGCATGTCGGGTGCCAAGGAAATTCCAATCCATCTGCATCCCAACATGCCTGCAGGCACGATCATGTTCTTCACGGATACGCTGCCGTACCCGCTGTCGAACGTGACCAACGTGTTGCAGGTTCGCACGTTGCGAGACTACTACCAGATCGAGTGGCCGTACCGGACTCGCAAGTACGAGTACGGGGTTTACAGCCATGAGGTGCTGCAGAACTTCTTCCCGCCAGCGTTCGGTGTTATCACTAACATCGGCAACGGCTAAACCGTAATCCCAAGCGGGGGTCCTTGAGGGAGGAGTGCGGATAACTCCTCCCTCCTTTTTCAAACAAACGAGGTATGTATGGCTGAAGATTCAAAAGGCAAAGACACTAAGGCCCAGGCAGATGCCAAGGCGCAGGCCGCAACACAGGCTGAAGTAGCGGAGGCGTTGCGCAAGGGTAAGAACGTACGTGTACAGTTGCCCAATCATATTACGTCTGTCGTACACGAGGGAACTGAATACACGGCGGAAGATGATGGGCTCTTCCATATGTTCGCCCGCCACGCGCTACACGTGTGTGAAGCGTTTGGTGGTGTGATCGTTTCGGAAGTACGAAAACTCGAAGGTAAAAAGTAGTTCGTCATGGCCAACGACCCTTTATGTGAATTGTCCGATGTCAAGGAATGGCTTGGTGTCAAACCAACAGAGGAGAATCAAGACGACGCTCTGGATTGGCTGATACAGGCTTGCAGTGCGCAAATTGCGCAATTCTGTGGACGTGACAATCTAGGGTCTGTTGGTAGCTATGTGGAAAACTATAGGCCAAGGCTGGCCAGCAATCGACCCCGTATGATGTTGAAGCATTATCCGGTCGTAGCATTGACGAAGGTCTTTGCAAACTCCGTCTCGCTCCCAATCATGACTTCGGCACAGTTGCAAACAGGCATTCCTGGAACAACTCCAGGTGGGGTCTTTCTTGAGGACGACAATCGCACTTTGTCGTTCCTCAACTTCTGTTTTGGCGGTGGCTATATACAAGTGACCTACACCGCTGGATACGACATGCTCACTAATACGACGCCGTTCGGACTACGTCAAGCAGCAATTCAATTTGTTGGTGAAGTGTATAAATCTAGCAATTGGATCGGCTATCGATCTAAATCATTGGCAGGAGAAACAACATCGTTCGAAGGTGGCGTAGCCTGGGCGATGAGCCCGCGTACTAAGGCCATGTTGCAGCCCTATGTAAATAGGATGCCGCCATATCTATGAACGCTCTAGAATATAAAATCATTGGAAAGGCTGAGATGCAACGTCGGTTGCGTAATGCTGGACCTGTAGTGATTGCCTCGCTTGTAAGTGAAATGAAAGCTCAGATGGCACGAGCGGCTGATTGGTCCCGTGCTAATAGGTTGTCCGGGGATCCATTGCATCGCCGCTCTGGACAACTTTCTCGTAGTGTTACTTCGGGAGCCAGGGTGGAAGGCAACAGCGTTATTGGAACATTGGGAAGCAACCTGCCTTATGCCAAGGTGCATGAGCAGGGAGGCATATTTAATATCCCAACATATAGTCGTCGTCCATCACGTAGTAAAACACCTAGTGGACATTTTCGTAAGCGTACGGATGAACAGCGTGTAGCTAGCGTTACTGTGCGCGCACATACGGCAACGTTTCCGCAGCGTGCTTTTCTACGTCCGGCTCTGGAAAACAATCGAGCACAGATACTCGCTGGCCTACGTGCTGCAACGATCCGGAGTTTGAAATGAACCGCGTTCAGATATACTGCGCGCTGGTTACTCAGATCAGCAGACTAAAGGTCGCGCCATATAGTTTAGATATCCCAACGATCGAGTTGGGGTTAGATAACGCGGACAACGTACCTAATCAGCCAGCTATATTCGTTGCACCTAACAAGGAACGCAGTACCAACGTTCGTGGATTACCCAACAAATGGACGCTGTTACCAGACGTGTATGTATACATTAAAAAGAGTGCCGACAGAACAGGCATAGAAAATCTACTTCCGCTTTTGGACGCTATTGACACAGTGACGAACCCACAAGTAAATAATCGCGGTCCTGGCAGCTTTGCAAATGATCTCGGGTTGCCAAATGTTGTATCGAGTTGTGCCATTGCAGGTGAAATCGAAATATTCGGTGGATACCTGACGGAACAAACGATCGCCCGCATACCGTATGAGATCGTAACTGCGGGATAGGAGCGGCATCATGCCACAGTTCTCTTTCGGGTCTGGTTTTCTTTACGGCATTCCGTCGGGCAATAATCCGACGCCTGTGCTGTTTGGAACACTGCAGGACGTTTCACTGGACATCAGCTTTACGATCAAGAAGTTGATGGGTCAGTTTCAGGCACCTGTTGCGGTTGGTCGCGGTGCCGCAAGTTACAGCGGCAAGGCCAAAGCAGCAAGCATTAGCAGCGCGGCGTATAACACTATCTTCACGGGTGTTGCGAGCAGCGTTGGAGGCTTGCTGACGATAAATGGAGAAGCGTTTGCGCCAAGTGCTGGTGCGTACACCGTGATAAACGGTGCTCAGTTCAATGACGACTTGGGTATTGTGTACGCGGCCACGGGCAATTCGCTGACACGTGTAGCGTCTGCGCCAGCGATCGGACAGTATGCTGTCAATACGAGCAACGGCGCATATACGTTCAATACGAGTGATAACGGTACGGCTATGCAGGCAAGCTATACGTATCGTACCAGCTCGTTGCCAACACAGAACATCACGTACGCTAACCAGCTGATGGGAAGCGCACCGGTGTTCGCGTTGGTGTTGAACGTACCATTCAATCAGTTTGGTACGGCCATAACGTACAAGTTTTTCCAGGCCATCAGTACGAAACTTTCGTTCGACTTCAAGAACGAAGACTTCACGGTACCGCAGTTCGACTTTGAGTGCTTTGCCAACGCTGCGGGCAACGTGTATCAGGCAACGTTCAGTTCATAATACAAGGATCAATTAAAATGAAATTCGACTTCTCGCTTGAGTGTGTAGATGTAACGATCGACGGTCGTGCCTTGAAGTTCTATCCGCTGAACTTCAAGGCGCTCCGTACACTAGCCGGTGAACTGGAAACACTGAAGAGCAGTGCAGACCCTGCCGCGCGTTTTGTTAGCGTGTGTAAGGTACTGGCTGCCAGTGCCAACAGGAGAAATAAAACAGTCACGGAAGAAGAACTGGAAGACATGCTGAGCGTTGACTGGGCCAACAAAATTATTGCGGCAGTTAACGAACTCAGCGGCTTCCAGAAAGTGGAGACCCCAGAGGGCCCAAAAGCGATGCCGGTGATACTGAACAACGGGAGCGCCCCGATTGGGGGCGTATCTACAGCAGTGTCATCTGTGCTACAGGATGGACCTGGGAACAAGTTGACGAACTAACGATTCCACAATACATGGCGATGGCGGAGTTCTGGGAAGAATTTCCGCCTCCTTTCAAACTGTTAAGGATGATAGCGGAAGGTTTGTTTGGCAAAGCCGTAGGAAAAGAAACCTCAGCTCCATTCAAACCGTCGAGCCCTGAAGACATAATGCAGGGTCTTGGAGGCCCAGGTTTGTATGGCAGATGATGACATACTCGTTAGTATAGCGGCTAACATTGAACAGTTGTTAGCAGGGTTCAACAAGGCCGCTGACGACGTTGGTGCCAGTCTTAGCACCATTGAATCGCATATCGGTAATGCCAGCTCTTCATTGGAAGAAAAGCTGGCTCCTGCGTCTGAGCATGCCGCAGAAAGTCTGAAGCACATACATGAAGAAAGTGAAGGGCTAGGCGGAGCGTTAGAAGATCTTAAAGGGAAGTTTGATCACGCCTTGGAAGTCACCGGAATTGCCATTGCTTACGAAGCTTTTGAAAAGCTTCGTGATGTCATGGCGGAGTTATCCGAGCGAGCTGTGGAGTTTGGGCACCTTGGAGAAAGCTTAGGTGTAGGAGCTGTTGCCATACAAGGTTTAGAAGACGCCGCAGAGGATGCTGGCGTCTCTACTTCTAAGTTAGAGCGTGTTATGTTCATGCTCACCCAACGAATGGAACAGGCCACACAGCAGGGAGGTGAGGCTGCACTACGATTCAACAAGCTTGGTATATCTAACGACGATCTTACTAGCTCCACTTTTAACATCATTGATGCGATGCAGCGACTTGGAGAGGAAACAAACAGTAACGCAGAGTTGATTGCACTATTGGGTGCACGTAGTGCAATGGTTATACCCATCATGCGCGAGATGGCGAAGAACCATGATATGGCGGCGGAATCTGCGCGGCAAGTCAATGCTTTGTTGCCCAGTGAAATATCTGCCATGCTCGCATATCACAAGACTATGAACGACGTTAAGGACGTGGTGGAGAACCTCGCTAGTCGTATCATGATTGCGCTGATACCGATGATGCAGGAGTTAGTTGTTGAGTTTAGAGATCTAACAACCGTTGGCCCAGTTGCGCAATTGATCTTAAACGGGATAGGCGAAGCCCTTAAGACTATAGTAATGGTGGTAACAGAGTTAGCCTATGGTTTCAAGGGCGCGATCGATATCATACTCAATGCATTGAATCTTCTGATATCGCCTATAGCGGCTGTTGGTGCTGCCATCAATGCGCTCGCGCACGGCAACTTTTCTGAAGCAAAAAATATTCTTATCGACGGATTTAAAGACATCGGTAAGAATTGGAATACGATATTCACCGAATTTGATAACGATGTTAATCGTGGTGAAGCTGCCATTGCCCGTATGCGTACAGCGTTGTCTGGTCTGGATGAAGTGCACCCTAGCTTGGAGAGGGAAGAAGAGCCTAAACATAAACAGATGACCCCTACTCCTGATGGCTGGGACATCAGTTTGCTCAAAGATAGTATCAAAATAAAAGAAGGAATGCTGCAGCAGACTTACAAAGACACAGAGGAAATGCTACATCTGGAAGAGCAGGCATATCAGAATGCTGCGAAAGGAGAACTGGATGCACAACTCGGCAGTCTTAAACAGCAAGAAGTAGCACTGCAGGAGAAAGTTAAGAACGGCAGCATCATAATGGGTGGCGAACTTGGAGCTGAAGAGAGACTTATCGGTCAAAAGCTACAGGCCAACATCGCGTATTACGAAAAACTCAAGTCGTTGGCTGCTGCCGCAGGCAAAGATACAACGAAGTTCGATGCTGAAGAAGTCAAGGCTGCACAAAATGCAGCAACTCAGATGGCGGAAGCGCATAAGCGCGCTGCCGATGAAACCCGCAAGGTATGGGATACTGCATTCAAACCGATTCAAGCCAGCTTTACAGACAACATTGCACAGATGATCGAAGGGACTGAAAGCTTTGGCGACGCTTGGCGTAACATTATGGCTAGCATTCTTGACAGCTTCATTAAGATGATTGCCAATCTTGTTGTACAGTGGTTGCTAGGCATGTTGGAAAACATGCTGGTAAGTAAGACAACCGCAATTTCGCAGATTACGGCCAATGCGGGCGTTGCAGCCAGTGCGGCGATGGGTAGTGTTGCAGCTATTCCGTTCGTTGGCTGGGCGATGGCTCCAGAAGTTGGCGCGTCTACGTATGCTTTGGCTCAGAGCTACGCCGCAAGTGTTAGTGCTGCAGGAGGCATGGATATACCTGCAGGTATGAACCCGAAAGCCCAGTTGCACGAAAAGGAAATGGTGCTCCCTGCCAGCATTGCGGACCCATTGCGTCAAATGATATCCAGCGGTGGTGGGCAGAAGCGCGGACCTGGGATTAAGTTACAAGTGTTGAACGGCGGGGATGATTTCTATGTCATCACCAAGGCCAACATGCACGCGCACATCGCAGATCTAAATAGCAGGTTTGCATTCGGCACTAAAGGACCATTCGTGTGAGCAGTTTCGTATTTCCATCTCTTACGGGGCTCACATGGCCTGTTACACATACGGTCAGTTATCGAACGTTGACTGATGAATCGATGAGCAAACGTTTAGCAACATTGGCGCTACAACAGTATCCCATACACACATGGGAGTTGAATTATGATATCTTACGCGATGACGCGATCCCTTCAGATATTCGTAGCATTGTTGGGCTTTTTAATGCTTGCCGTGGGCGCTTTGATTCTTTTCTGTATTCTGACCCTCTTTTCAATACTGTTAGTGGTGAGACATTTGGGATTGGAGATGGCCAAACAGCTGACTTCCAAATAGTCGCACGCTTTAAAAATAGTGGAGGACCGTACGGTCCAGACATCATACAGAATTTTAACGGTGCGCCAACGCTGTTCGACAATGGGGCTGTACCAGGGTTTTACACGCTAGGACCAACAGGCATAGTGCACTTTCAAAATCCCCCTACCGCCGGACACGTATTAACCTGGACCGGAGGGTTCTACTACCGTTGCCACTTTCTTGAGGATACACTACAGGTGCAACAGTTCATGAATCAGTGGTGGAATACTCAGAGCCTTAAGTTTAGGAGCACTTTGCTGTGAGCGCATTTGGTCAGCAAAATCAGGTGTTGGTGCCGACACCAAGAGGGTGGATTGATTCAGACTTTCCTGCCGGCAATGATGGATCTGATGTGTTTCCTGTCTGGGATGTCACTGGATTTCCTAACCTGCAAACGCTGCAAGTAGGCACCGCTATATCTATTGATTTGACACAGTTTCTTTCAGACCCAGGCTCTCCGTCTTCAGAGTTAGGATTTTATGATGTAACGGGTAATGCGCGCGCTGCTGGATGGTCTATATCCGGAACAACTCTAACTAACAATAACTTGTTGGCAGGCAGTGGAGTCTTTCGACTAGTCGCTGTTCGAAAAGACGTTAGTGCAGTAAGCACCCCATTGACCTTTGTCATAAAGTCTCCGCTTGGCACAGATAACGTATCTCCAACCATTCCTACCGGTATCGTTGCAGCGCAAGGCACATCTGTCGGCACTATCGCGTTGAGCTTTGATACACCATGTGACATAGCCTCTGGCAATGCTCCTGCGAGTGGATCTTCGTTCGTTGACGTTGTTGTTAATGGTGTTGCTGTTGCCCCTAGCCCTATAGTGGTGCCTGCGAATTCACTGCAGGCTCCTGTGGGTGTTAATCTAGGTAACATTTCTAGTCCTGCATCTCCGTCATATACTCAAAATGGCAAAGCCTGGACTCTGGCTGCTGCAGGCACAGGCATACACGGAACTGCTACAGAGCAGTGTCTACTACTGGACTTTGGAACATTTACTGGCGCACGGACTTTAATTGCTAAGCTAAATAGCTATACAGCTGGAGCCGCAACATCCGCATTCATGGGGCTGATAATACATGAAACTGCTGTCGTTGGTGGTAAATTTATAGCTTGGGGAATGCGCCCTAGCAACGGTACGCCTAGTCTTATTTTAGAAACTCGGGCTACCACTGGAGGCGTAAGTGCACAGCAAGCATCGTTAGCAATAGACCAAAACGGTAATTCTATCACCGGCCCGGTATATGTCAAGATTTCACGTGCCGCTGATCTGAAGACGGTAACCGTTTCATATTCTTTGGACCAAAGTGCGTGGATAGATGTTTCTACGCAAGTCGTTACGATGAACTCCGCTATTCATTACGGGCTAGTGATGAGCGGACAGCTAGCAGGTACGCAGGCAACAGGTATCGTAGAAGAAGTTGCTGTGTCTAACACGCCAAGGATTTCTGCGGTTGTATCGTCTAGCACGCAACTTCCAATACAACTACGAGCTACGGACGCGGATAACAATGTTTCCGATGTCTCAGTAATAATTCTAGGCGTACCTAAGCCTCCTGCTGCTAACGCTTTCAAATGGTTCCCCGGGCACTACCAACGAGTTAATTCGTTCCATTTTGATTCAGCCGCTATAACTCAGGCTAAGAGCCAGCTGAGTGCAATGGCGTCGAATCCTAATGTCAAGGGCATCAAGATAAATTGGTACCCGCAGGGAATTGACAAAGGAACTACGAATGCTCAGTACAGTGCAGGCATAGCCAACCTTATCAGTATTCTGGATTTCGCTCAGTCGTTGGGCAAGAAAGTCATAGTAGAAATATCTGAGCGAGTATTCGCGACAGCCAATGGAACGATACCCGGTAATGCTTTTCCAGTATGGTGGGTAAACAATGGCTGGGTGACCGCAGGCACCAGCGGTGGGACACAGGCTATATGCCAACTATATAACTCCACGTTCATTCAAAGCGCGTGGATTCCAATGTTTCAGGCGTTGGGAGCTGCTATAGACTCTCACCCTGCGTTGGCCATGATAACGGTTGGCGACGAAACGGCTATCTCCACAGGAGTACCGAGCTTCAATCTGCAGGCATACTATACGCAGATAAAAGCTTACGCTGCTGCGACTCGTGCGGCGTTTGCCACTACGCCAATACACATCATGGTGGATTTCCTAAACGGCGGAGATCCAGTATACAAGGATTTGTTGGCTTACCTTTCTACAATAGTCGCGATGGCAGTAGGAGGACCAGACCCACCATTGCCTGGGCCTGTTACCATCACACGAGATGTAACGATCAATAATGCATTCCGTGGAGTGTATGGTGGTGTTGCAGGAGCAGGGATAGACTACCGTGGCAAGATGTTGTTCCATTCTGAGGTGCAAGATGTCGGACTTTCGATCAGCCCGTCATCGCCTTCTAACATATGGACATATCAGACAACGACCAGTCAGCTGTTCCCACATTTCATGTCGTGGCAATTTGAAACTGGTGCTTCTTCCGGTAATAATTGGAGTACGGGTATTCTGCCATTTATTAACTCCATTGCTGGGGTTACAAATTCCACTCCGCCTAACGACGGCGCAACGTACGCACAGTAGAGTTATGTAAATGATAACCGAAAGATTAGCAGAGTTGACCATGTATCGTGATATGTTGGATAAAACCGTTGCAGACACTAGAGCTGCGTACTTGAAAGCAGTGGAAGAAAAGATAGAAGGTAGTCGTTTTCGTTGTCTGCATATGGTATGGGAAGAAGCTGTGGCAGCTCGTAATGCTTGGGATCTTAGTGAAGACGCCAAGGAGTTGGCAGTGCTCGAAGCAACTCTGCTGTAGAGGACGTCATGTCAAAAACCTTAGCCGCGAATGCAGATCATCTAGATGCAACATCTGTTCCAGCGACCGCGATGGCGATCACGCTGTTCGGGTGGTTCTATGTAACTAGCGTTTCTACATTTCTACGATTTCTAACTCTGGGCAGTTCTTCAAACGGTGCCAGCTATTTTTCACTGGCCCTTGATATGACAGGCAGCACAACGCAGCTTGCTGCAACATCATCAAAGACCGGATCATTGTCTCAGGCAAAATCTTCTGCTTCGCCTGCAGCTAACACGTGGTTCCATGGTATCGCGGTGTTCGCATCTACTGCAGATGCTCGTTGTTTTTTAAACGGTGCAAACAAGGGAACTGGTACAGCGGTTGTTCCTGATACAACAGTTGATCATATTTATCTAAGTGGCAGACCCACGGATCATCTGTTTGGTATTCATGGTCAAGCAGCGCATGATGGAATAGCCATACGTGCTCTGTCGGATGCTGAGTGCGCATATCTTGGTACGGGTGGAAATCCTCGTGCACTTAAAAATATTTCCAACTACTGGGAAGTAACTGCCACTGAGTCACCTGTGGTTGATCAATTAGGTAGTATTAATCTAACTCTGACAGGCACTAGCGCGGGAACGACGAATCCAAATATTGAAACGTTTATGACTGGCGGGCCTATAGGCGCGCTGAACTACACTCAGAATACGGCCATCTCGTCTATTAACTTAGCAGCCGGTGGTGGGATATTCGATGATGTAAGCAGTCCGTTCACTGTTTCGTTATGTCAGCTTAATACTCCAACAAGTCCGACGCAGACCACAGCAACTGGAACATCGGTCCGTGAAATTCCTGTTGGTAGTGTGTCCGGACTAGTGGCTGACAACTATGTGAAGATAGCGGGCAACGCAACTCCTGTTCGTATTCTCGCAGTCAATGCTACGGCGTTGACTATACTGGTAGATAAAGATCAGACTTACGCTAACAGTGCGACCATTAGTTACTACACTGTAAATCCACTAACCATTCCTGGATTAGGAATTGGAGCCAATGTATTTAGTGGAATTCCGACAGCAGCGTCTGTAAATAACCTTTGCTTCTTCCGCGCCACAAACAACAATGACAGCTCGATAGTTGCAGATACAGATATTAATACTATTACAGTAGCGGCTAGTGGAGGAGGCGGGGGTGGCGGAGGAACAAACTTACTGCTCGTTGCTGGATCATACAGTGGCGGGTTTTCTGGAGGCTAATCGATCATGTTACTTCAACGATTAAACGGTTCGCAAAATCACCGTATTCCAATCTGGCTAGCGGACGGTACCAGCACGGGTGGTGGAGGTAAGACCGGACTGAGCGGTGCGTCTCCAGGATTGATCATAGCCGCGCGCGCAGAAGGACAAGCCACTCCTACGGTATACACAGCCGCAGCCGGAACTATCGATCCCATTGCTACGATTGGAACCTACGTTGCGCCAACCGCAGGCAAGTGTCGTTTCGGGCAAGTGGATGCCACCAACGAGCCCGGTAGTTATGAGCTGCAGCTAGCTAACTCACTATTCAGTATCGGAGGCGCATCATGGCTAAAGATAACTGTGCAGTCTGCGGCTAGCAACGTCCCTGTACAACAGTTCCTTTACGACCTGCAACCGCAGGTAGATGTACGCTCGTTTGGCGGTCAACCAGGAGTTTTCAATTCTGGTATTCCCAGTGTGGACGTTTCCACCCTTGGTGGCAGCGCTACGGCGCTTGCGGCATTGGTTGCAGAACTGGGCGCTCGTGGCGTAGGTACTATTACTAACACCAGCTTCGCACCTACAACGAGCGCATTCGAAGTGACTGAATTCCAAGATCTTGAAAACGACCCTGTGTACGTGTATCGAGGTATCGTTGTATTGTCTGGCATCAATGTTCGCAGAGTAACTACGGTGTTAACCGATCAAGTTGGTACGTCAGGACGACGGTTGACAGTTGTTGCATTGCCCGATAGCTTCGCCAACGGCGATAAAATATTGGTGTTGTGATGCTGCATGGAATCTGTCACGGTATCATTGGTCCTCCGCGTGGATTTGCGGGGCGTACGTTACTAGGTAGGCAGACCATACCTTATAAGGCTGCAGCTCCCGGCGGAGCCAACTCCATCGCTGCGCGTCTGCAGCCCAATGCGGTGGTAGGCGACATATTCATTTGCGGTATCGGTATTTCTCCAAGTAACGCTGCATTTCACGTACGTGCTGACGGCACTTATTACGCGGATGTACAAGGTAGCACTATATCACAGGTTGTTTCTGTTGACGGGTATAGCAAAGTGTTTTCGGGGCTCTATGGCGAAGGCACTCTTATCCTAAATGATAGACCTCCAGTGCCCGCCAG